TGCAATGTGCGGGCAGTGCCAGGGCTGCGCCTTCGGGCGGGAATACACGAAACGGGGAATGCTGACACCCGCTTCTGCGAAGAGGAAGGGGTGAAAGCGGATGGGCCTGGGCCGAACATGGACGAAGGATGAAGAAACGTACATGCAGGAAAACTGGGGCCTGAAATCCATCCCGACGATTGCGAAGCAATTGGGGCGAACGGAAAACGCCATCAAGGTGCGCGCCTTCCGGATGAGCCTTGGCCCCGTGCTGATGGGCGGGGACTACGTGACGCTGAACCAGCTTTTGAACGCCACCGGCAATCAGCACGGCGGCGGCTACAAAATAAAAAGCTGGGTGGAAAAGCGGGGACTGCCGGTGCACTACAAGCGGGTGGATAAGAACAGCTTCCGAGTGGTGTATCTGGACGAATTCTGGAAATGGGCGGAAAAGAACCGTTCCTTCCTGGACTTTTCCAAATTTCCTCCCATGGCCCTGGGCGCGGAACCGGCGTGGGTGAAGGATCAGCGGCGGAAGGACAGCCAATCAATCGCCATGCAAAGGAAGGACCCCTGGACGCCCGGAGAGGACGCCATGCTGCTTTCCCTGCTCAGGGAACAGCGCTATGGATACCAGGAGCTGAGCCGGATGCTGCGCAGAACCTGCGGCGCTATCCAGCGGCGGTGCTGCGATCTGGGAACGAAAATGCGGCCCGTGCGGGCATCGGCCCATGAGGGATGGACAGAACAGGATTACGCGCTGCTGGCGGACGGTATCCGAAACGGCGAAAGCTATGGGCTGATCGGCGATAAGATCGGCAAGAGCGATAAGGCCATTCGGGGAAAAGTGTACCAGGTGTACCTGACCGAGAACGCCGATAAGATTCGGGCCATGATGGGAAAAGGCTCCTTCGGCCAGGGCGCGCCGGAACCCAATATCCGGCAGAGCATGTCGCTGACCGGCAGAAAAAAAGAGGCGCTGGCCGCAATCGACGCGCTGGTTGGCGTGCTGCAGTACCGAAGAAACACCCTGGCCGGATGGGACGCTTACTTCCAGCGGCACATGTGCATGCACTGGGACGATGGAAAGGGCTGCACCGCCGGACAGACGGAATGTGACAGCTGCGTATGCTTTGAACGCATCAGGCCCCAATACTGTTGCCGGTGCGGCCAGAGTTTCCTGGAGAGGGTAAAGGGCACATTCTGCCCTGCTTGCCGAGAGGCGAGAAAGAAGAAAGCGCAGAGGAAATACCAGCGGGAAAGGAGCCTGAAAAGTGAAAATATTGGCCATTGACCCCGGAACCACGGAAAGCGGGTATTGCCTGATGGAGGGCTACAAGCCGGTGAAGTTTGGGAAGATCAAAAACACCGAGCTGCTCAAAGCCATCATCCGGGGGCATGAAATGGACGCGGATCATGTGGTGATCGAGATGATCGCCAGCTTCGGCAACACGGTTGGGAAAGACGTTTTTGAAACCTGTATCTGGATCGGCCGATTTTGGCAGGCCACCGAAACGGAAATGGAATCTCCCGTTTCTCTGATTAAACGGGGCGAGGAAAAAATGAACCTCTGTCATTCCGCTGTCGCCAAGGACGCGAATGTGCGCCAGGCCTTGATTGATCGGTTTGCCAAAAGCAGCCGGAATTACGGGAAGGGAACGAAGAAGGATCCCGACTGGTTTTATGGATTCTCTGCTGACGCCTGGATGGCCTACGCCGTGGGCGTGACCTGGCTTGACAAGCAGCAGGAGGAAATACTGAACAGATAATTCCAGGGGCGGCGGCACCCGCAAGGGCCGATTCGGCCTGACCCGGAGAAACGGCAATGGGCTCCGGGTTTCCCTCCGCATGGTGTCCTGCTCGGGTCTGGCTGGCCGCGGATGGCCAGATGCCGCAAAAGCAGGGCTGCCGACCGCCCCGTTTCTGAGGAGGATACACAATGCGCGTGATCGATCTGGACGCGATTGACTGGACGAAGGCGCCGGTGGAGTTCGCGGATTACGTGAGCATAGAGGCCATGAAGCAATGGCTGAGCGCCCAGGAGGGGCCGGTGGTGATGGTGCTGACCAACAGCAAGAATCCCCTGCTCCGGGCGAAGGCCCAGGAAACAAACGCCGATCTGTACCGGCTGTTTCTCGACATCGCCAAGCTGATCGGCACCCAGAACGCACTGAACGAAATGGAGGGACGGAATGACACAGGTAAATGATTACTTGCCCCCGGAGGAGATTCTGGCCCAGCTGGCCGAGGAAGCGGCGGAGCTGGCCCAGGCCGCCCTGAAGCTGCGCCGGGTGATGGACGGAACCAACCCCACCCCCGTGACCCTGGAGGAGGCTGTGCGCAGCCTGAATGAGGAAATGGCCGACGTGACGCTGTGCTTCGATCTACTGCCGATATTCGCCAATTACAGCCTGATCAACGAAACCCGGGAGAGGAAAGAGGAGCGCTGGAAAAAGCGCCTGGCGGAAGACCGCCTGGAAAAGAAACGGCGCATATGCGAGCAGCGCCGGGAACGGCTGCGCCTGAGCCGGAGGAGGGACCCCAATGGAACCGTATGAGCAGCATGTGCCCTACGTGAGCAAGGCCGACGCCCTGGAGCGGATGGAGCGGATCAAGGCCGGCTTCGAGCTGGAAAAGAAATACGCCGCGGCCAAGGCCGTGCAGGGCTGCATCAACGCCCTGGAGGAAATGAAAACCCGCAGCGTGGCCTTTGTGCCGGAAAAAGCCAAGCGCACGGTGGCGGTGGAGCCCTGGTATCCCGGAGCGCTCACCGGGCGGGACGTGTGGCGGTGCGGATTCTGTGCCACACAAGTAACTCGAACCCAACGGCACTGCGATTTTTGTGGAAGAAAGCTGGTGGATGAATGAGCGAACAGCCTACGAATCCTGTCTATCAGGAAATTCTTCGGCTTGAAGAAATGCTGAAAGACGCAGGAATCGCATACCAAATTGATCGTGTCAGGGACGGATGGCATATTGCGTTCCCTTGCAATGGTGAGAAACGTAAATGCTCTATCCGTGAATTCTCCGGAACAAGAGGCTGTGCCAAAGATCGCCTTGAAATCGCTGGCCTACTCAATGCAGAAGAGCGCAAATACGATGATCGAGTTGGTTGGCTGACCGCCGAGAACGTATTCGGCCGCATCAAACGGGACTGGGAAAGGAGGAACAAACGTGCCAGACATCAGGAAGTGGAACTACCAAAAGGGAGCGTATGAGCCTTATATCCCTCCGGTCGGTCATATTTCCCTGTATGAGCCAGTCATGGAAACGCCCATTGTTTGCGCCTCCTGTGGAAAGCAAATCACCTTTGGTGAAGGGTACACATCGTTTGCCATTCATAACTGTTCCGGCTTCGGATATTCCGTCTGTGAATCCTGCCATAGTGCAGAATTGGATGAGGAAGAACGCTATTACTCTGCGGCATGGCGCTGATGAAGTAGATTTGCTATTTGATAAGGATGGGAGAATCGAATGAAAGAAACAACAGCACTTGTTTGGCTTGTAGGACTCATTTTGTTTTTCTTCGTTGGGCTCCCGATTATAGCGATCATGGTTCTTGGAGGTTGAAATCATGAAACGTTCAGATATGGATATGATTGCTCAAGATATGGTTTGCATTGCCGAACGAGCGGACGGCAAAGGGAAAGTGGAAGGATATTACTTCTGCCTGCATCACAACGATGGAAGAACCCATTTACATCACCTTATCATTCCACTGGAAGCTGATCTTTCCAAAGGAACGCCACTGGATCAAATTCAAGTTGAAGTTGTGCCGGAAAGCATAACACTCAAAGCGCAGGAACCCCGCATTATGACTCTGGAAGAGCTCGAAGCCCTCAAAGATGGAGACGTGGTATGGGGCGAACATTGCTATAAAGCAGATGGCGGCTTTACCCCTTCCACCATGGCCCCTATGATGCGCAGCGTGAGGCAGCTGGTGTGTGGCGGCTGCCAGCTGATGATCGAGGAAAGGATGTTCAAGCATCCGCGCAACTGGTTTGATGATCATGAACGATTTAGATTCTGGACGGCAAAACCAAGCGAAAAGCAGAGAGAGGAGGTGCCTTGGGAATGACTGATCTGGAAAAGGTGATCAAAGGGCTGGAGTGCTGCTCACTTGAACCTGAAAGGTTAAAAGATTGTCGATACCGTGGATGCCCTTACAGCGATTTGGAAGGAAAAGGAGAATTTGAGAATTTTGATTGCGTAGCAGCTCTTTCGCGTGATGCCCTCTCCCTGGTGAAAGAGCAGGAATCTGAACTGATACGGCTCAGGGAAAAGGCCGAGAACGTGGTATTGAAAAGCAGCGTAAACATGCAACGATTCAAGTACAGGCTTGAAGACGCATCGGATGATGAAGCTTCAGACTATATAAGAGAGCATTTGAAAAGTGATTTAATTCGAGCCTGCGAGAAAATGGGACTGATTGCATATGAGGAGAGCAGAACGAATGTAGGAGGATCGGCCCCAATGGTGAGTATCACTGCGACACTGCGGGTACACAAACCGGAGGTGATGAAACAGGATGGCTGATCTTGAAAAAGTAAAAAAAGGTTTAGAAGCTCATGGATGCGGAAAATCGGTATGGAGAATATGCGGAAATTGCCCGTATCGCAAAGAAGATGATCCGTTTTTCGATCCGAGAATTGATCCAAACTACAATTCAAAGCTGATAGAAAAGTCGCAAAGATGCATGGAAGAACTATTAAAGGATGCGCACGATCTTCTGGCGGCTGCATATGATCGTCCTGAACCCCGGCTTCTGACCCTGGAAGAAATCGAACAGGCCCCGGATTACACGCTGATCTATGAGGA